ATTTAAATAATAGCCAAGCCGGGCAGCTGCGGCAACAGCTGTGTCGCGCGAAGCAATTGCCTGCTGCACAGTTGAGGGGTTTTGGAATAACTCCCAGCCCCCAGTGCCGTGTACATTTTCGCCCAGCTTAATGCCCATTTCGCCATTGACCATATCAATAGCTTTAGCAGTCACCTGGTTATTAAGGTCTATACGCAATTCATCTGACAAATCAGAATACCTGGTGCCAAATTTTTCTGCCCAGGGCGAACCTGCGCCGGGGTCAGCTTCCATTGAGATCCGTCTGGTGTTTTGAGCAAAAGCTGTTCTTACATCACCGCCCTGACCAGTGTTGCCCGTCATGCGTGATAACTGCATCCAGCCAATAGCCTGAACCTCAGCAGGCTCCCAATCGTTTTTACCCTGCCAAGATATGTCATTTAAATATTGTGTCAGGCGGTGGCCAAACTGCGCTCTATTTTCATACATCGTACCTTTTATACCACCGCTGCCAAAATCTGTGGCCAAGTTGTTTGGCACATTATAACCAAGACGTTTTAAGTGATTTATGAAAGTTGGGTCAACCAGCCCTGTGTCTCTAGCTGTATGAATATCCACAACAAACGGGCTGCCGCCGTCTGGGCTATTGTTCATGTATGACCGCACATTTTTGCCATACCCGCTATCCAGGAAGTCAGATATCTTTTGCCCTGCACCAGCCCTAACTTCTGATGCTGTCAGTATGTCAACGACAATTTTATTTGCAGACGGCAGCCCACGACCTACCAGTTCTTCTTTTGGTACGCCACGTTGTATCTGTTCGTAAACAGACAGAACATCGCCCAGGGTTTGAGATGGTGAGCGCTGTTGCTGCCCAGCAAACCAGGCATCGACCAGCTTCGCCATTTCTGTTGGGTTGCCCCCTGCCCTTTCTTTGAACTCACCAAAGACAATTTTATACCAATCAGCTGCCTCTTTAATTTCTTCTGGTGACATAGCAGCGTCAATTCTTTGTACCCAATCCTGGGGCTCGATATCACCCACTACCACATTAGGTAATCCAGACCCAGCTGGTGCCGATATAACCGTTCTGGGATTTTTCGGTGTGCCTGGATAATCTGTGCCAGTGGCCTCTGCTTTTTCAATTCTGCTGTTGTGCAAGCGCAATTCGTCAGCTGCTTTTTCTAAGTTAAGAATCAAGCCGCCTTCGTCTTTTATACCGTTTTTGGTAAAAGCGCGGTACAGGGTTTTAAGTGGATTGCCCTGCGCCTCACCAGCTGTAACTGTTGCGCCAGTGGCCGCCATGATGCTAGTACCTACAGCCTTCATAGCAGCTGGACTATTCTTAATGGCTTTGAGCCCTGACAAGAACCCATCAGCCCCCAAGCCTAGTGCACCGCCTTCTAATGCCAGATTCAAACGCCCTATAAGCTTTTCTTCAGCTGTGCTCTCTTCATTAACATCTGCGGCTAAAAACTGCATTGTTTCTGGCAAAGCGCCCATATTGATAAGGCCATTGACCATGCCCAGACTATAATCCTTAGTCGGGTCAAATGACGCATCAGCTACAGCGCCGCGCGACATCATATTTATAGCATTGCCTACTGCACCAAATTTTTGGGTTGGATTTGGCGTTAAGGCAAAGACGCTAGCAAATTGAATTAAATCTGAGC